CAGTCTCTATAGATAATGGTTCACGGCCCCAAGAGGCCGTACCCACCTGTGATGCGGATGGACTGGCGGATAAGTTGGCCAAGGTCCGAGACCTGCTGCGCCAGATTTGGGAGGCCGACTCCCACCTTGTCTGGACCGGCAACCCGCCCGAGCCGTCGCATGACGAAGAAGGCGAGTGCGCCAAACTGGCCAATGAAGCCGCTGTCCTAATCACAGGGATTATAGGGCAACCCGCTGACGGCTGTTCTAGCAATGAAGGAGCGGGACAGTGAGCCGCCTACTCGCAACCCACGCAGCGGCGATGGCCGCGCTGGCTGGTGCGTCACTTGGTGGCGCGGGGTTCGTCGGCGGCGGGCTTTCCAACAGCGAGCGAAAGCGCATCCGCGACCGGAACGCCGTCCATCCGACCGTTGAAGTCGCGGGCGACAACCTGCCCGGCGAGACGAACCGGCAGTTCGCTGCCCGAATGCAAGCCGCTCGGGAGGACGCATCACAGCCGGGTACGGAGCGAAGCGTAGTGAACCAAACCATCCTCCCTCAGACGGAGAAGGGGTCATGAGTATGGTTCATTCCGGCCAGAAACTGCGAGACCGCTTGTTCCGCAGGTCTCAGATGGACCCGAACGGCGGCTGCTGGCTTTGGGAAGGCTATTTGCAGAACGGCTACGGACGACTGGATGTCGGCGGCAAAAAGCATCTTGCCCACCGCGCGTCTTATGTCGCCTTCAAGGGCCAGACGAGCGGCCTTTCGGTGATGCACAAGTGCGACGTGCCAGCCTGCGTCAATCCCGACCACCTAACCCTTGGAACCCATGCCGATAACATGGCCGATATGGCGGCCAAAGGACGGGCGAGCCGAAAGGGGTCTGATCGAGGGGAGAGACACGCAGGGTCGAAGCTGACGGAAGACATGATCCGCGCAATCCGCAGCTCGACCGACAGCAGCTATCGACTGGCAAACACCTTGGCTGTGACGCCTTCGCTAATACGTCAAATCCGCCGCAGGGAGGCATGGTCCCATGTCGAATAATCAGGCCGTCATACCCACCGAGCTTGTGGCGCGGCTAGAGGCTGCTTCCGCTGGCAGCCGGGCTTTCAATGCCGAAATCGCCCGCCATTTCGGGTGGACGGAGCAGTCTGACGAAGCCGATCCGGTTTACACCAACCGCGTCACGATGTGGTGGTTCGCGCCCGGCGAGACGATTGAGGAGGCGGTAGGCTCGCAAAGTCCGCCCGACTTCACCAACTCCATAGACGAAGCCTTGGCTCTGGCGGAACGGCTGGGGCTGAACGGCTGGAAAACGCTCTACGCCGCAATGATGCACTGGAAGGCGCACGACGCGCGCGGACCGCTTTCGCAGACTCTTCCGCTGGCGATGTGCCTTGTTTTCTTGAGGGCCAACGCTGACAGGCCGGGAGCCGTTCTGCTTGATCAAACCGGCACCACTCCCGCGCTACTGGATGCGGCCAACACAGGCCTGATGCTCGCGCTGTCGCGGGGCGAGCCAGAAGGCGGTTTCGTCGCCAAAATTCGCGGGGCGATAGCCGCGTCAGCCGACAGAACTACCACTGCAAACTCGGTGGGTACGGAGGCCGAAGGCCGTAGTGCACAAAACACCCCTCCCGTAAAGACCGGGGAGGGCTAGATGGCGCGCGAACTAACTGACGCCGAAGCAAAAGCCGTCCGCTCGCTCAAGCGTCTGGCGAAGACGTGGCCGGAGTCGATCAAGATATTCGGCTGGTCTGGAAACCTCTGCATCATGGACGCGGAAATGGAGGCCGGGGCCAGCGCCATGCTGGACGAGGTCTATGGCATCGAATGTGACGGCGGAGACCCCGGATGACCCAACCTCACTACATAGGCCTTGCTCAAGCCAAGAAGGCAGCGGACGACCTTGTCGCTGCGGGACTGATTTACGAAGACGAGGCGCTTCTTAAGGACGCGGAGGCTGTGCAGGCTTTCCTTCGCGCAGCCCCTACGGAGGCTGTGGCTTGGCGGTGGCGGCTGATTTCAGAGCCGGGGCAGACCGACATGGATTGGTCGTACACCAGCGTTGAGGGCCGCGCGCGCGGCTGGACAAACCCCGCCGCATGGGAAGTCCAAGCCCTCGCAGTCATCCCCACAGAAGGGGGAGAAGGCCGTGATACAGAAGGAATGGAAGAATGACTTGGCGTTTTTTGCTTGCTGTCGCCTTTGTCGTGTTTTGCGCGAGCGCAGTTGCAGCGTGGGGCGTGAAAGCAGGCCCGTGGTGGGTTCCTTTTGCGACCAGCATCGGCATTCCTTTCGTTCTCGGAGGAGCCATACTGATTATGGAAGGCCCCTCCGGCTTCACGAATAAGGACTGAGGGGAGAAAACCAATGACAGACCGTGAAGCCATAGAGCTAATGGCGTTCTTCTTTGGCTTGGCGGCTTGCTGTCAGATATGGCTTTGGGTGGATGCTAGAAAATCAAAGGGCGAACGGTAACCATCTGGTTGCTCAGATGGACAATAGAGGATGAGAGATGGATTTTTCCAGACGCCTATTCCTTGGCGGAGCCGTTGCGCTAGCAAGCGCGGGCTTTGTAAAAACCGCTACAGAGGTTCCAACTCTTTGGGGGGACATGATTCACGATGACTCGCCCGCGCTGAACGCTCTTTTTCGCGGGGAACCCATCCGCGTCCTTCAAGGAAAGGTCATACAAGGAAGCCGACCGGCGGTTGTTGGTGCGCACCTTCTGTTGGGCTCGCCCCTTTTAATCAAGGGGGTGGCCGACGCGCTGATTTCAAATTGCTCGCTCACAGCCGCACGTGGCTTTGACGGCGACCATATCATCAAGCTGCAAGACACGGTTAGAGGAACCTATCAGTTCCTGAGTCTGGACACCAGAAACATGGCCATTGCCGCCCCGCCTTCAGCAACTCGGTTCGTTTTTTAGAAACGCCACCAAGGACGACGGGTGAGTTTGGCCTGTTCGGCTTGGCAAGCGGTAGCGATGTTGATGAGCGCCGCCGACCTGTCATTGGCAACGGCCAGATTCGTTGTCTGGCCAGACGCAAAGGCTATCCATGAACCCGTTGTGTTGTCCTGCGGAGGCTCCGCGTTACGGACAGGCTCTCGATAGCTTGGCGGGATGAAGGCTGCGCAGTTAATCGAGGCAATAGGAGGGATGCTCCCGGCGCATCCGCTCGTTAGCGCAAAGAGCGGCACGGCCAGCATTGCCAGTCTCGCCCGCGTCAGTTTTGGCATCCGGTGCATTGAGAATGTTCCCTTGATTGATGCGCTCTTGAGCCTCTAGCTCGCCTTGAGCCTTCGCTTGCCCGTCAATAGCTTCCACAGCGGCGTTGCCAGCATTTGCGGCCCCTGTAGCCACCTTGGCCTCTGAACGCGCTACAGCGGCTTCTCTGCGGCTTTGGCACATGGTGACGACGGCAAGACAGAAGCACAGCGCGACGACGAGAGTGCCGATTTGGACGATGCGGGTGGCGGTCTTGTCTAGGCCGAACACTAGCGCAGCCCGCCCCAACCTTCGACCCACTGGCTTCCGCCGTCACCAAAAAGTGTGTCAGTGCTCATGTCGCTTCTCCTTTGGAGTTGAGAGACTAGCACATATAGGCTAGAAGGGTAGTGCGAGCGGCCTTCTGGATTCCGGTGGGGAAGTTGCAACCCGTTTCGCAGTATCTTCCCGCGTGGACACAAACGCGGATAGGCCCTTCAGCTTCGGTTGGAGGGCCTTCTCGTTTCAGGCCCGGTTCAAAAGCCAGCCGTGCAGGAAGTCTTCATTAGCGCCGCGACCTTCGGCGAGCGCCACGTAGCGAGCGCCTTGGAGGGCATTCAAGCCCTTCAGCAGAACCTTGTCAGCATCCGGCCCGCGTTTTGCGCGGTAGACTTTCAGGGCCTTCAGGGTCGCCGGACCTACATCGCCATCAACCTTGATGTCAGCGTAATCCTTCCCTTGCCGGTTAAGGCCGTTGAGAAGCCGCTGGAGGAATGTCGAGCCTACGGACGGCCCCATATTCACGCCGGTATCAAGAAGCTCCTCAGCGACCGCCGGAGACTGTTCTGCGATAGCCGCATAACCGGGTGCTTCCCAGTACTTCGCCCGATAGATCGCCTTAGCTTCCTCGCGCGGCATGGAGCGCATTGCGCCACGGTAGCCATTAGAGCGGGCAACAGCCGCCGTAATGCCCCACATGGTCTCTCCACCCCGATCAGACGGGTGGTTGCTGTAAGCGCCCTCTTTGCCGATCAGGGACTCTAGAATCTGGTCAAGGCTCATGGCTTTCGTCTCTCACTGGAATTGCGTTGCTCGGCTCGTTCACAACCTCAACCGGCTGCGTCTTGCCGTTCGTCACGGAGGCCCCAAACCGGAAACCGGCATACCCCCCGAGGATAGTGCCTGATACAGCCCCTAGAAGGCCAGCCACAACGGCAAGATTCTCTCCGGGGACTGTCAGCAGCATAAGTCCCGCGATACCGCCGCCGACGATCACCATAGCGCCGACGACGACGATAGCGTCTAACGTCTCGTAGTTGCGTCTCATAGGCCCATCGCCTTCATAGCCTTGGGAAGTATCAGCGTGGCAACAGAGCCGAACCCCATGCAGGCCCCGCTGCCCCAAAAGATGATGCGCCAGAAGTATTTGGTTTCCAGTTTCAGCGCCTCAATCTCTGCCTTTAGTGCATTGATCGCGGATTCATGGTTTTTTGTCCGTTCGTCCAGACGGTCTAATGTCACCCCGGTCATTCGACATGACCCGACACAACAGCCAACCGCCGACGATCACGCCTAGCAGCGAAAAGGCGACCCAAACCATGACCAACACCGACGCTCCCGTTAGCGAACAATTGAACGGCGTAAAGGCCATTGATTAGCGTCGCGTAGAGAAGGGTTCCCGAAAACGACAGTTGATCGGTTTTCCACAAAACCGTGGCCGCAAAATGTAAGGCAAGCTGACCAACCAGAGCCGCAACCACAACCGCCTTCCAAGGCTTAGGGTGACGCCGCCAATTGAAGTAAACCATAGCACACAAAGTGGCATCCAAGAACGGAAGCCACGCAATCATGTCTGGCCAGCCCATTGTCATCTCAAGGGTATTGGTCAGAAGGTAGCTCACGCAAAACATGAGGCTAACACCTAACGCGTCCACATGCCTGCGGTCGTCATGCGTAGCCCACTGATTAGCAGCCCACACAAAAAACGTAGCGCCGCCAAAGATCAGCGCCACGTTACGGCTAGACCACCAAAACAGATCGTGCAGCATATCCAGCACGGTTACGGCTCCTCGTCAGGCTCAGGCTCTGTCGGCTTATTCGACCCGCCCGAGAACGCCACCACATTACCGCCGTTAGCAACGCTGGCAATGTAGGCGGCTTCTGCCTTGCCTAACGCGTCGTGAAGGGCTTTGGTCGCCAAAACAGTCCGGCGAGCCGCTTGCTTGGCCTCTTTTGCCGCATCCTCTAGTTCTGTGATAGCCGCGCCTATGGCGTCGATATGATCTTGAGCGGTCATTACCATGGTCCTCTAGCGGTGATGTTAAGAACGGTTCCAATCGGAACTTCCTTCGTCCCGTCAGACTGCGTCAGGAAAAGCAGCGTTACAACGTCATCCGTATAGCAACTCCCCATGACGCCGATAAGGGCTGGGATTTGCGCCGCCGTCAGAACCGTAACCTCATCACCAGACCGCGCTCCGGTAAACGAAGCAGTTACGGACAGGTTCACGTTGAACGGAACGTACAGGATCGAGCCTGTCGTGATTTGAGTTGTGACCTCGCGACGCGATTTCCCGTTGATGACAATGTAATTATCTTCCGGGTTATCTACCGCGACGCCAGCAGCATTCGGCTGGGAGCCGACAACAACCGAGTTGCCGGTGCAGGGAATGGGCGTGACCAGTTGACTGGCGCTGTCCTCCAAAACACCGGAGTCAGCCTTGTTGACGCCAATCCATACTTCATTGTCAAACGTCGCTGAGAGGTTGTAGCTCTTGACGTGGTTGGTGATCGAACCAACCGTGACCACGTTGTTTTCACAGCTTGAAATCAGCCCGTACTCGGGGACGCCAAAACTCTTGTTATCAATGGCAAGGCCAAGCGAGCCGTCATCCAGATTGTCAACATTGACGGTGCAGCCGGACACGTCGCCAAACAGCCAGAAGCTAGACCCGAGGGAGCTTCCGGGCATTCCGCATCCTGCGATCTGCGGAAGATCAATCCGCGCCTCCCGACAACCCATAAGCATGAACCCGCCATGGTCAGCCCGGATCAAGCGCAGACCCTCATCCATCTGGAACCGGCGGCTAAGGGTGGAGCCGACGCACATCCAGTTTCCTGACGCAGGAGAGGCGCGGTTCAGTTCTCCGTCAATCAATCCGGGGCCAACGATGCGCGTGTCAATCGATCCACACCGCCACGTCGCAGCGGTCAGATTGCGGTCAAGAGCCGCGTCCAGCGTCACAGACGTTCCGCTCTTGGCCACAACCGTATAGATACGTGAAATCATCTGCGTGGCCGTCGCTGCGTCCGCATGAGATGCCGCAGTCGTGCCGTTCGCTCCGCGCGTACAGCCGGTCATGGTTGTGCCGGAAACCGACCCTTTGATAATCTCGTTATCAATCTTGATGTATGTCAGCCCCTCCATTTCCGCCGTCATATCAGAAGCAAAGGTGATCGTCGTGACTGACGAGTTGATCGCGCCAGAAATCGCTACCGCATTCTGCGTGAACGGCTCAACGCCAAAAATGGCAAAGCAGGCCCCGACATTAACACGCCCCGCATAGGAGAAATCGAGCGTGACCACGGGCGATCCGTTAGTGCCGGACAGACCGTTGCTCCCCACAAGGTGCGTAATCAGCATTCCGTTGGCTGGAGCTGAGTCCCCCGGAATGGTGTCAATCTTGATTGTTGGCGCAATCTTCGTCTTCGCCGTGGTTTCCAGCGTAAAATAGCTAGGAAGAACAACCGGCCCGTCATTGAAGTTCTTTTTGACCGTCACGGCCCCAAGCCGAACCGTGATGGGGGCCGACCCAAGTTCTCCGCCCGGATTGAACGGGTCGCTAGTCCACGTCCAAGTCCCCCAAACCATAGAGGCGTCAAGTATTGCGCCGGGGAAACTGGTGGCCAGAGTACTGACCAGCGTGGCAAATTTGGTCGTAATGTCGATGGCGTTCGTTCCGGCGAGAACGTCTGCGCGCTCTGCCGAAGTCAGTACATTGAGGAGCGAAAAGATATTGTTCGCTTGTACGTTAAGCGCGTACCGTCCCACCTCCGGCGAAGCCGCAGTAAAAACCGCGTCACCCGTGGCTGTAGCGCCAATGTTCCCACGCAAAACAGCGGCGTAAGAACCGACGTTATCGCCATTTCGGTTTAGCTTGTTAAGGACAGACGGTGCGTCCGGCGCATCAACGATAATTGCCTCGATAGCCGCCAGATCAGCAGCCGTCTCTACCGCATCAGCCGCCGCGCTGTCAGCCGCCGCAACAGCAACCTCCGCAGCCGCTTCCGCCAATGCGACCGCAGCCGTCTCCCAGTCTACCGAGGGGCGGTAGTTGTCAAAGTTAAACGGATTGCCGGGGCTGGCCCCTGTCGAGGTCGTGACGCTGACGCTATAGAGAACCGGAGACGCTTCCGTACCAGCCTCCGCATAGACAGCCGGAAACTGACCAGAGCTATTCGCAATGACAGGGTTAGCGGAAAGAACCGTCAAGGCCTCGTCAGTGTAGATCAATGCTTTGGTGGTTGTCTCGTTGAGATAAACATAGAGCTTCGCCCCCGAAAGGAGGTCAAAGTCCCGGTTACGGGCCGGGAAGTACGGCGGGACGACAATGCGACCAGCGGCCATTATTCTTCGTCTCCTGCGTATTCACCGGATTGTTGCGCTGCCGAGAACCGGATAGCCCGCAACAGGCTCCGTGCTTCTTGTCGGTTCATGCGGGTGGCCAGCAAGTCGATAACCTCGCGGGTCCGCGCCGGATCAAGCGCCGCCAGACCAATCGCTTCCGCTTGCTGATCGTTGAACCCGCGCGACATAAGGCGACGGCCAACACGGGTCACGACGCCCGGCAGATTTCCCGTCATCACATCGCGAGCGGTCCCAGCGACTTCCGCCGCCTGATCGGCCATGTTCGTTCCGGTTTGCGACCCGACCCGAGGCGAGACGTTTTGAGCGTTTTGCACCATGCGGAGTTCAGCATCAGCGCGAGCTTGCAACCGAGCCGGGTCAGCGCCAATCGCAGCAGCGCGGCGGGCTTGATCCTGATTGCTCGCAAAGCCTTCCAAAACGCTCCTAGCGCCAGTCGGACCAGCACCAGCGGCCTCCATCGCCTGACGGGCAGCGGCGCGCTGTACGGCTAGTTCTGGCGGCGTGGCGTTGGCGGCGTTACGGACAAAGGCGTCAGTGCCGCGCTCGCTGATCGGGTCGGGAGCGGCTTGCACGAAGTTCCGGCCCGTGGTCGCCGCTTCCATCAGTTGACTGTCATCGGCGTACTGACGAAGCCAGTTGTCATAACCTTCCGACGACTGACGGGCAGACGAACGGATAGCCCGAGCGAGGTCAGACAAAACCGGGCCGTTAGCGGGCGTGTTGCTCCGATAGGCTCCATCCGCAGCGGCGTTAAGAGCGGCGGAAACGTCCTGCGCTTCACGCACGGTCATCGCCGCACCGGAAGGATTGTCTAGCGCCATGTCGGCAAGCTGGTTAAGCCGTCCTGCCGACGCTCGTTCGACGGGATCAAGCGAGGCTTGAGCGCGGACAGCGGCGTCACGAATGGCGCTTCGGGCCATGTCGGAGCGCACAGCCTGAACAGCGTTTTCGTTCAGCCGGACTTGTTGTCCGCCAAAGTCCGCCATGCCCTCTTGTGCGTTGTTCCGGCGCGTGGCGGACAGTTCGTCAATCACTTCTAGCGTGGGCCGAGTCTCGCCGGAGATTTCGTCTCCCGCAATCTGGCGGACCCGCGAGGGGAGGTTCCGGCGGCGGGTTTCTGCCAGACGGGTTCCCGCCTCACGGGCTGGCGTGTCCCGCGTATTGATTGCGCGGAACGTGCCAAGGCGAGCATCATCAACCAGATCAATGAAGGCTGGTTGTGTGCCAAGGTTTTCCAACTCGGTAGCGCGAGCGGCTAGAGCGTTGGTGTCAGGGCGGAAGCGGCTAGCGTAGGTTCCCGCCGCATCCTCAAGAGCGTTAGGGCGGATCATTCGGCCAATGCCGCTGATAGCCGGAGAGATGGCCCGTTCACCAACAACACCAGCGACAGGACCGAGAACGCCGCCGATTGCAGCGCCCTCAAGCGCGTTCCCGCCGCGTTCGGCTAGTCCGCCTTCACCAGCGCCAGCACCATAAACAGCGCCCGTGGCAATGCCGCCGCCCGCGTTGCGCGCCGTGTTTGCCAGAACCCGTCCAGTGTTTGCTGCCCGAGACGCACCGGCCACACGCGGGGCTTGGCGAAGGATTTGTGGAACAGCACCGCCGACCCCCATCCCCACCGGGATTTGCGCGACAGCACCAGCCACCCCGCCCATGTTGCGCTCAAAGCCGTTATTCTCGCGGTCGTAATTCGCAAGCGCCTGTTGAGCCTGACGCATACGGTCGTAGCCTTGACCGGACATGACGCCCGCAAAGCCCGCCATAAGCTCATCCCCGAACGGGACTTGCTCAAGAGCCGAGCGCGCAAACGCCGCTTGCCCGCCAAGGACTTGCTCCATGCCGACCGCAGAACCTTCGCCGCTACCAATCGCCGGAGCCGCTTCGCCACCAGAACCGGGGCGCGCGGAGCCGTTGACGCCACTTGAGCCGTCGCCAGCGTCGTCGGGGAAAATGGGGTTGCCTTGCTCGTCGCGAGGATAGCGCCACACACCGTCCGCACCACGAACGCGACCGCTTGCCGCAAGGGCCTCCGGAGTTTCGTTGGGCAGAAGGTCGCGAACGCGAAGTTCATCTTGAGCGGCCGCCGCGTTAGCAGGACCGCCGTAGCCCGAAAGGTCGATTTGCCCAGCCGCGACTTGCGCGCGGAAAAGCTCGTCGGCACCGCTAAGGGTTCCTTGTTCCGCAGCGTAACGGTCAAGAAAATCTGCGTAAGCTTGCCTACGCCGCCCTTCGGCGCGACCGCGCTCAATCAGGGCCGAGTTTGCTTCGCGCGGTCGCTGAACGCTGGGAACCGAGCGCAAGAACAAAGCAAGGTCGCGGTCAGACATTGTGCCTGAACCTTCTTGGCGCTGCGCGGGAGCCAAACGAGACGTAATCTCGTTCATTTGCGAGGCTTCAGGATCAATAGCGCCAAGCACTTGGTCAACAAACGGCACGGCGTACAAGCCACCGCTGTCTTGGTCCGCGTTTAGCCGAGAAAAACGCTCAAGATCAGGGAGAACGCCAAGCGCGTTTCTTGCCGCCTCACGCGCCGCCGCTAGTTCGCCTTGCTCTTTCGGGGTTAGCCCCCGCGCTCTGCCGTTAGCATATGTGGCCGCGCGAGAAACTGCCCGCCATGAGCTTTGGTCAGACGGGCTTCCGCCCATAAACATATAACCGTCAACAACGGTTCCGACCTCAGGAACTTCTTGCTGCGCCATTTAGTAACGCTCCCACGGACGGCCAGCCGGGGCCGCTTGGCCACTAGAGCCCGGTCGGGCCGAGCCGCCGACGCCGCCAGAGCGAGGACGGGGAGGAGCGCGGCGAGCGCCGGAAAGCTCACGCTGGCCAGCAAGGTAACCCGGATCAATCTCCATACCCGAGCCATCCGCTTTGAGGCGGTATCCAGCGGGCAGATTAGGGGCCGAAGTCGGCGCTTCGTACACCGTTCCGTACTCACCCGTGTAGCGGTCAGGCCGAATGACGTTGCCGCCGGACATACGGTCGTTAGCCGTCATCGACGGAAGCTCGCCGCCAACCGCCGTCACCAACGAGCGGAGTTGTGCGTCGCTCATCTCAGACGAGTCGAGTTGCGCCAGAACGTCGTCTGGATAGCCCATCTGCTGAAGCACGGGACGCAGCGTGGTCGTGTAAATCTCGCGACGCTGATCGGGCGGGGCTTGCAACAGACCCTCCGCGCCCCGGAGAATGAACTGTAGCTTTTCCGTCCGCTCCGCTTCCGTGCGCTCTCGTTGTGCATCCGCTTGAGCGGTCATGTCGCTTTGCAACACACGTTGTCCTGCAAGATCGCCAGCACCGCCCAGCGCAGACATCGCGCCCGCCGTATTGCCACCAGCCAACGCATTGCCAGCCACACGCCTAGCCCGAGATTGGGCCATCGCTTGTTGCTGATTGAAGCCTTCGGAAAGAGCGTTAGTCGCGGCGTAAGGATCGACCTGCATCAGAATAGCCCCCAAGTATCTTGAGGCGGATTCTGACCGCCCGTAGCGCCGCCCGTGGGCCAGTTGTAAGCGATGTTCCCGCCGATATTACCCAAGGCGTTGCCCCAAGCATTCGCCTGCGTCCCGTAGCTGGATTGAAGGGCATTCGAGGCGTTCTGGTTGTTCTGTCCGACTTGCGCGCCGTATTGACTGGCCAACGCATTCCCCTGACCCGTAGCCGTCTGGCCAAGGCCAGCCACGCTGAACAGTTGGTTAAGCTGCGTGTTGTATTCGTTCGACGCGTAGTCCTGACCGTAGCGGGTCAAGGCTCGCAGCGTGTCCCCGCTTTGCATCATGCCCGAGGCCGCGCGGTTGGCGTTAATCCCCCGCTGGCCTTCATCGAAGCGGAACTGATAGCCGGGCGAGGCATAGAAGCCGCCGTAACGGTTTTCAGGGTCCAGCGCATTGCCGCCCGTCGTCGGAGCCGTACCCGTCAGCGTCGGGCCTTGCGCGCCGGGAAGAACTTGCGGACCCGTGGAGCCGTCCGTCGAAAGCACATTCTGGCCAGCCATCATCTGCGGCGCTCCCCCTTCCGGAGAGTTTACCGTCAGCATGGTATCAACCATCTGATTACGCGGCTGGCCGCTAATGTCGCGCGGGTCCATATATTGCCCGCCACCCATCGTCGCCGCGCCGCCGACCGCGCCCGTTCCGATCAGCGGATTCGTCACACGCGGAGCCGACGCCGGGGCTGCGCCACCTAAGCCAAGGCGGCGGTTAATCTCAGCAAGAGCCGCCGTACCAGATGCGCGCCAAGGGGCCAGATCAGCCCGCTGCTGGTTGTAGATGTTTTGTTGTGTCGCGTTGTTCTGCGTCGCTACATCTTGCGCCGCATCAGCCTGACGGTCAGCACCGCGCGAGGCAATAGCCGCGCCGCCAAGGGTTACAGCGCCAGCAATAAGGGGAACCGCCACCGGCATTAGATCGCCTCCAGATCGGGGCCGTGAAGCACCTTGCCGCAAGCAACCATCAGCGGAGACACAGAGACGAGACTAAGCAGCGGCGCGAAGCAAACCGCAGCCCACTGATTGTAATGCCAGACAGCTTTCGCCGGATTGGTCGGTAGCATGAGAAACGCCGCTCCAGCAGCACGAGAGGGGATGATTGCCTCTAGTTTCTCATGAAACTGCTGACCGGCCTGTAAGCAAGCATCGCTCGCTTGTATCCAATCCTCAATGCAGAGGACGTGATATTCCCCAAACCATAGCCGAAAACCAGCAATCCGCGCAAGTGCCCGCGCCGCTAGATTACCTTCCGGCAACTGCGTCACAAGTTTAACCGCGTCCGTCTGCAAAAAGACATACTCAAGGGCAGCTTTCAGATTGTCCCGAACCTTCGCCCCCCGCACTTCCGGGACGAACATCGAATGGACTTCGTACTGACAAGCCCCGAGATTCCGCAGCACCCAACCGCCGCCCTCAAACTGCAAGGCGATATTCGACGGGTCGCTAATCAGCGGCGACAGATCAACTTCGCCTTCACCTTTCAGCCACGGACGGACCTTCGGATGATTGGCGACCTTGTTCAAATACGACGGGTCTAGTGTTCTCACGCTTGCTGATCGCTGCGATAGTAGTTGACCGACAGATTGACCACACTTCCCGCATCAGCTTCCGCATATATCGCAGCGCCAGCCGACACCACAACAGCGCCAACCGGAACCGTAGTCGATTGACCTCGGAACACCGTCTGCACAGTCATCTGGTTGGACGACGTAGCCGAGCCGCCAGACGGAACCTGATACAGTGTAACATATCGGGTGGTCGTATCGGTGTTCATCGCAATCACGCTGGTAATCACGCAGGACTCGTTAGCCCCCGCAGTCACCAACGCGGCAGGCGTTGCGGTCAATACGGTTGTTACGCCAGTCGCTTCGGTTGCCATCAAAGATGCTCCACAACAATCACGCGGCCAGCGCCGCCATTACCGCCAACGCCGGACACTGTACCACCAGAACCGATAGCGCCGCCACCACCGCCCCCGCCACCGACAACGCCATCCGCACCGTCGCCGCCATCGCCAGTCAAAGCACCACCGCCACCACCACCGCCATAGCCGGGGCCGAAGTACACGTCAGAATCACCAGCAGATGAACCCGGAGCGCCAGACGCACCAGCAGCGCCGCCCGCACCACCGCCACCCGTAGCCGTCAGGGAGCGCCACGAACCCGCACCGCCCGCACCACCAGAGCCGTTGTTATAGCCGCCGCCGCCGCCTCCACCGGGAGCGCCTTGATAGTCATTCGGGGCGTCAGGAGGCGTGACCAGATCGCCCGCCGAACCGGGACCTCCTTGATAGAGGTTTCCGTAAAGCGTCGTGACGACACCAGCCGCACCGCCGGAGCCGAAAATGCCGGTGATGCCGTGGTTGCCGCCGTTTGCGTAAAGCAGGTCGCCAAACGCGCTATAACCGCCGTCTGTAGCCAAAGAAGGACCACCGCCGTTAGACCCGCCAACACCAGCCGCCCCGACCGTCACCGCGATAGTCGCGGGCAGCGTAGCCGCGTTCACCGTGGCATTAGTGAAGCCACCACCACCCCCGCCGCCACCACCCCCACCATTCGAGGAGATGGACCCGCGACCACCACCACCGCCACCGCCAATGACATAAACATCAATCGACCGAACGTCGGAGCCTGCGGAATACACATCGTCCGCATCAAAGATAATCACCCGCGTTTGCGGCTTCGGAGATAGCGCCGACGTGCTTACGCCTTGCAAGGCTCCAAACTGGCGCTGTAGGGCCTCCAACTGGCCAGACAGACGATCAATGCCGTCCAGCCGACCTTGTATCGCCACGTCATTCAGCGCCCGCGCAAGCGCCTCATTCTGGCCCGTCGCAATAAGCCCTTGAATCTGCCCGAGGTTGGACACCGTCAGGATTTCAAAGAACTCATCCGTAAAGCCGCCCGTCCGCTCCCACAGGTTCAAAAGAAACCGTTGAAACGTCGAGGTTGCGCGCCCCGTTACAGGATCAACAACAGGAAACATCGACTGAGGCGGCGATACATCAACCGGACGGGTAACCATCAGAACGCCTCGTTAAAGGTGGCGTACTGTAGCGTTGTTTGAACGTCGTCGGAATCAATGATTTCAAACAGGAATCCGGGCGAGCGGAACTGACCCAGCCGCGTCCAGAATACACGCTTGTTATACTGACCCGTAAAGCCAAGGTTCGCTTGCTTCTCGTCTCCCCACGTATTCCCGCCGTCCTTGGACGTTCTCAGACGGATTAGTGGCAGAGCATCAGCATCAGCTGAATAACCCGTGTTGCACTGGACCCAAAGGTTATCAATCGAGGCGCGCTTGACTGTCGGAACCCCGCCTCCAACCACGCGATAGATCGGGTCTCCGTCGTCGTTGCCTACTGCCGGATCAAGCGTAAACAGTTTCCCGCTCTCGCTATCCCCAAACACAACCGGCGAGCCTGCCGAGGCCACCGCGACGTGACCACGGAACCGATCAAGCCCGTAGCTCTGCCACTCGCACCAAGCGCCCGTAGAAACGTCGAAGGCGAATGTGCCTTGGCTACACGACACGACGTAGAGCGCGTGACCATCCAGAATGAAGGCAAGCGCTGTGAAGTCTGAATCCGCAAGCCGGAACTGTTCTTCAATCGCGGTCGAACTAATACGCTGCGGTACGTCCGCCGCGCGATAAGCAATCCGTCCTTGCTCATTATCCTCACCGACAAAGAAAATCGTGTTGTCGAACGTCAGGACGCAATCACGCGAGGTTGCCCCCCGTGAGAAAATACGGCCTTGATACCGCTGGAACGGACCATCACTCAGGCCGGTCGGAAGCCAGACCTCCGCGCTTTCCGAATCGAACAGCCACAACTCCGCAGCGGTCGAAACCGTGGCCACCGAGTTATCCGGAGAGCTTTCAGCGGTGAAGAAGTCCAGCGGATCAATCGTAATCTCGCCGGGCCGGATGAAGTACCGCCGCCCAATCCCGCCAACCTGCACGACGATATAGCCGTTAATCTCGGTCACGTCCGTCGCGGTATAGGCTTCCGGGACCGTGACTTCATCGACGTTCGTGCCGTCGTAGAGATACAGCACCCCACCCGCGACAAAGAACAAGCCTTGGACTAGATCGGTCCCAGCCCATCGGATCAAGTCGGTTCCCGCAATCTCTGTAACGCCACCAGCAAACGCCACAAGCACCCCGTCCCGATACAGCTTGTCATCGGAGACGTTGAACAGGTCGCCCGAGAACAGACCGTCTTCACGGAAGACGCCGCGTTGAGGGCCAGCCCCAACAGTAGAATCCAGCACCAGACCGGGCCTAGGCAGGATCGCAACACCTGTCACTTGGTTGGACGTAGCGCTTTCGACATAGCGGTTTATCAGGCGGACAGGAGGAAGTTTCCCGACGACCCTTTTGTCATACGTCGTGCCGAGAAGCGCAGCGGGCATTAGTTCCTTACCAACGTCAAATCGTACCCAGCCGAAAGTTCAAGGTTGCTAACCGACACAGACGTACAACGGATGATGATGTCTGTTTTCTCCGCAATCTCAATCGGCAAACAGAGCGTTTCGTTATGCTCGAAGTTCGGGCTAATCGTGAACGGTCTACGGTATCGGAACACTTGTCCAAGCGCGCGAATCGCAAACGCACAATCCGCCGTTCCGTTAACGGAACCCCGCAAAGTCCCAAACGACGACATTAGATAAGCCGTGTGACCAGCCGGAACCGTGTACGCTGAGCAATTCGATTGGTTAGTGTTCGGAGCCATAGCCAAAAACACATTGGCCTCTGTCGTCGCATGGCGGACGGTGATCGTCCCCGCATTGAAGCCGCCCGACCCTGCCGTCGTGCCGCGCATCGTGTTGACACGGCGATAGGTGTTGACCGACTGCACAGGCGTCAGGCCATTGAGCGTGATCGTCTCGCTTGCGGCGTCCCAGTCCTGATTCAGCCCTTGGATAACTACCGTGCGAAGGCCCGTTCCCGCAGACGCATCCGCCGCATCCGACGACAGAACCTCAACCGGCTCAGACGTAACGGTCGGAAAGCCCGTGTATAGCCCGCCGCCACCCCACAAGTCTTCAGGCGTGGTCGCAGTATCCACGTCCTGATTGCGACCGAATTTGTTTACTGGCGAGACACCGGGCACCCGATCACGGGAGACCCAAAGCAGCCCCCAATCCATGACCCCGCTGGACATTAGGCATAAACAATCGTGAGGCCGAGAATGTCGCCCGCACCAACCGCCGTGTTGTTATTGTCCGCCGCGCCTGTGACCAGACCGTAGCCAATACCTACGCTGAAGCCGAACGGCGTCTCAAACGAAAAGGTAGAGGTTGGAGGAAGCGCATACGTCAGGACCGGCGTATCAGTCCCCACAGTCGGGGCCGTCGCCTTGTCGTAGAACTTTAGATAGATCACGCCAGCCGAGGCGTTGTAGCCGTTGACGCTATAAATCGCCCCCGGATTGGCGCTAATCAGCGTGGCGTTGTTCGTCGCCGCACTAGACGGCAACCGGGCCGCAGTCGTGGAAGCCGAGCCAGCGCCGAACATGGTCGTGACCGGGAAGGGCTTGGCGTAGCTAACCGGAACGTCACCGCCGTTCGGGCTTTCAAAGAAACGGTTAACGCCGCTCATTATGCGTATCCTCTGTAGGGGTATTGCGGTTGAAGGAAGACAGACGACGGGCGGTCGAACCCGCTGAGTTTATCGTAAAGCTCTCGGGCCATCGCGACAATCTTTGACGCAACAACCGGCCTAGTCTCGGTAATGCCAAAGGTGTCCAGCAAACGAGCGGCGAGGTTATAAGTCACCGTCTCACACCATTCCTGCGGAACGTCGATGTTCTGGTCGAGGTCCGTCACGTCCTCAATCACGCGGGCCGTGGTGCAGAAGATATTGGTTTCCACAGGCGGCACCGGCCAAAGCGTCATCGTCACCGTGTCGCGCTTGCGGCGGAAATAGAAGATAGTCGGGCTTCCCGGAGCGGTCTTGTTCGGGAGAGTGATGTATTCACCGCGCTCCCACCGAGCCAGAATGCGTTGGAACGTCGGGTCAATCTCAACCCGCGCCTCCTGAACGTCCAGAACCCGAGGATCAAGAAAGACCGTCTCAGTCGCGGCGGGGAACACAATCGTTTCCTCTTCCTCGCGCCAGAGATTGCAGCCATCCGACTGCCAGCTTTTCAGCATCCATTGCAGTTGAGTAAGGCCCTGCGCCGCATCATCAGCCGAGGGCGTCTCACCACCGCCAAGCACCGTAATCAGCGCCATGGCTTGGGTAATCACGTCCCGCGCCGTGAACGTCTCTGAAATGCTGTTGCTAGTTGCCATGTGGCAACCCCTGAGATATATTCAAGGAATGGAAAAGCCTTGCATTCACTGCGGCACACTTATCCCAAAAGTGGTGGCGAAACAACGATACTGCTCGCCTCGCTGTGCGCTCTATAGCCGCCTTGAGCCGCGAGAGAGTGGTTGTATAGAATGGACAGGCCCCCTTACCTCCACAGGATACGGGTCTCTTGGTCTTGGCAAAAACAGCGGAGCTTTCGCCGGGACGTGGAAAACCCACAGGCTCGCGTGGGCGCTGGAGAACGGAAAAATCACTAGCGCGGACCATGTCCTTCATTCGTGCGACAACCCGCTGTGCAGCAACGTGCTGCATCTTCGCATCGGCACAGACGCCGACAACAAGATGGACATGATCAAGCGAGGCCGCGTCGCGCGCGGGTCGGCGCTCCCTCATACCAAGCTGTCCGCCGAAAAGGTTATTGATATGCGCCAACGCGCTGCTAACGGCGAGAGAAACAAAGACCTCGCGAAAGCTTTTTCCCTCGATCAATCGACCGTCTCGCAGATCGTAAGCCGAAAGCGCTGGAGCTACGTTTAGAGTCGCCATCGCTAAAGGTCTTCCGGCAAAACAGGATCGGTTACGTCGATAAACAGATTAGGCGGACGCGGGGAAATGTCTGGAAGCGGTACGCCCTCCGGCCCCACGTTCGGAGCCGTCAAGATAGCCGGGCGAGGATCAAAGCAGGTATCAATACAAACCATCAGGCCCGTCCACTCCTTCGCCACATCAGGACGACGGCGCTTGAAGGAACAGCGCTGGCAAATTGCCCACGTTCCGCCGGGGATGTAGGCCGGTGCGCCTCTGGTATCTGGACGGATCGACATTTAGCCCTCCAATCCCCCGACAAGCCGAAGCCTGCCGGGGGTGGGTTTATTGGAGAGAAGGACTACGCCCCCTGTACCCCAAAAGCACCGCGCCAATCGCCCCATCCGGGGACGAAACGAGCGGTAGCCTTGGCCTTCAGGTTCTCGGTGTCGAAGTCGTTGTCACGCTCAAGCTCGACTTCACGACGCCACAGAGACTTCAGGCCACCCGGAACGTCCGTCTTCAGGAACCACGAATCGAGGTCCGTCAGGTACGGGTTGGAAATGTAGCCGTCTTGCAGCAGACCCATCGAACGAATGGCATTGATGTCATTGTTCGCCGTGCCGGTACGCAGGTTCGACTTCAGAATCCGCTCCGCGTTGAAGGCTTCGGTCGGATTGACCATCAGCTTCGTCGGAGCAACCGGGATGTTGAGGCCACGCGAGTTCTTCATCTGCATCAGAACCTTGATGGCGTCCTCAAGTGAGGCTTCCGAAAGGTCCGCAGCAGCGGAGAGCGTGTTGGCCTGATTGCCCGAGAGCGTCGGGTGGTCCGTCGAGAACAGGGCCACACCGTCACCACCAGCATAAGCGCCGCCGGTAAAGCCACGGTTCAGGATGTTGGCGTGAACGATCTCGATAGTCGTGGACATGGAGAAGGCCAGCGACGACGCGCGGGTTTCCGAGACTTCC